GTTGGACTTGCTACTGTTGTAGATCAAAGCCCCAGCAATAGAGGAATTAACCAACCCAGTAAAGGTGGCGGTGTTGAACGATACAAAAGCTGTCGTCCCAGTAGATGTAGGCGCAATCGTCGTAAGAGCTATCCCACCCGCCGTGTAACCTGTTCCCGTTATTTCACCAGTCGCTATGTAAATAGTCGTAGCAGCACCAATATCTGCGGTGGGTAGATACAACGCCATCTTGAACGAGTCCCCCGTAGACGGGGTGAAGTCATGGGTCGCCGTCAGAAGCTGCGTTTTAAACGAAGTTGTAAGGGTCTGAGCGATCATTGAACTGGAACCCTAGCCTGACCAGAGCGGTACGCATCGCGGCGCTCCATCCCGTCACCAAGCCGTTTGGCAAGCATCAAGGCATCTTGGTACTTGGTGTTAATAGCAGCCATCAGGTCAGCCTCACCCTTCATGAAGGTGTAGCCCTCTACCAAAGAACCATAGAGGAGAACAGAATCAATATTGTCCCCAAGCCATGTTGTCCCTGAAGCGGTAGTCGTTATGCTTTCTGGGTAATAGAAGTAATGCAATTCCATTGTGTAGACCGCATCGGGGGTTGGTCCAAGGATAAAGGTTAGTTCTGCCTCATTGGTAGATACCGGCCCAAACAATGCGTAGTAGGCTGGAACCCCAGTATCCGTAGGGGTGGGGTACGCTTCACGAATGAAGTTCACATCCTTATTCAACAGGAATTCATAGGAGCCGTTTGCCCTTATAACCGCTATTGAGTAGGGGGCTAAAAAGTCTCCGGGACAGGACAGATACTTGTTGTTGGTTGAAGTAGTCCCCGTCACATTTTTACGAAGCGATGGAAATTGTATGGTATTGAAAATCCGCTGCTCTGCCTGAGTAATGAACGTGTTGATCTGCTCTGTGCTAGTCAAGGTAGCCGCACCAGACGAAGACGACCCCGCACTATCGGTAAAGACAGTGCTTGGAAAATCGTTCTCTAGGTAGCCTTTTATGGCTATGAATAGCTCAGAGTAGTTCATTTTTTACGCCATTGGCCCACGGGCCATAGTGCCTTTAGTGGCAGCACCTGTGCCGCGAATCTTGACCCCTGAAGTCTTAACATCTGTCTGGGGGTATCCAGCGCCCTTGGGCATTGGGTTTGTATTGGGCTGCGGCTGCTTGTAAGTGACGTTCTTTTTCATTACCGCCCCCGTTGGTTGTTTGCACGGGCCATGTTACGCCCAACAGCCTTCATATCGGAAGAAGTGGGGCCACCTTTTTTCATGCCGTGCATGGTTTTTTCGTGGCCCTTAACCCCCTTCTTAACTTCCACATCGGCAATACGCTTAACTTGTTTCTTATCCATCTAAATCTCCTAGTTAGCTACCCAGTAGGTTATGTCCGTGGGGACATGGTTTATGTTTGCCTTAACTGCCAGATAAAACCCGCCACTGTATGAAACAGAATCATTCTGGGCATAGCTGGTTGTTGCACTCCATGCCGCTACGTTAAGCATGACCGTTCCTACTTCCCCCAGAGAGGTGAGATCGTTAGGGGTAATCCCTGCATCGTTTGCCGCAGCACCGCCAACTGGGTACCAGCCCCACTGAAATGTACGACTACCGCCAGAGGGATAACCTGCACTATTTGGCGTAAGCTGCAACCCACTGGTTCCAGAAGAATTATAGCTGGTATCCGGGCGCGGCTCCCGCACGGCTTGAGGGTCATTAACCGGGTAAAGTCCAAGGGAAAGCTGTGGCTGATCCGGCTCCCAACAGGTAGGGCAAACCTTGATAGACACGTTCTTGGTCTTAATGACCAAGTTCTTCAGTTCTGTCAGCTTGTATCTGAACCCGCAGCGGTCACACTCTGCAATCGCATACTTGCCAGATGCAAAGTTATTGGGCATTTCTTAGCCTATGTACATTTGGCGTGGGACAAACCGAATAGCAGCTTTCTCACGATCCTCGTCAGCAGCTAATTGAAACTGCTGCTCATAGTCGGCTTTAAGCATCTGAACCCGTCCGGGATCGACGTTTGGGAGTTTCATGGACAGATTTGAGGCCAGACCAGCCACCAAGCAGGGTAGGAACCTGAAGGGGATGTCCTGCCCGTTAACGCCGTTTCCCGCATCTTGAATCCTACGCAGCCTCCAGTACACAAATGTGTAGGTCTGACTGTTATCCGGCACGGGCCAGACATGGATTTGCGGGTACTGAACTACGCTTGTAGAGCTTGTAGCCCCTGTCTCACGCTGGAACCACACCTGAATAGGGCGTCCGGTGGCGTTCTTATTGGGGATCATGGCGTAAGTGCTAACCGAAATACGGGAGATATTGATGTCAGTCTGGTTTGTCCCAGTACCAGTACGAATAACGTGATCCAGAAGATCAATCGTATCAACCGGAATATTGTATTCGTCTACGTTATAGGTAAGAACCTGCTCCAACTTTTCAATGGTAAATAGGTTTATCCCACGATTTGCCCACTCAATAGTCAGCAGGTTTAGACTTCTACGGGCAGTACGCATATCGTAGCCACTACGAAGTTCTAGGCCACAACGCTCAAACGCCTCTTCGACCAGATTGTTTAGGTCTAGGTTGAAGTCCGTCGTGTCTGTGGTTTTAAGTGCCATTATTTACTTCCTATATGCAGCGGTTTTCTGAGCCACACTCTTGGGCTGGGCCACAAACTGCTTACCAGCAGCCTTACCTTGACGCTTTGCCCTTGTAGTGGCTGCGTACTCTTGTGGGCTAAGGGCTTTAATAGCGGCTTCTGGGAGGTACCTTTCCCCCGTTTTTGACGAAGGTTTACCCGACTTTGTGCGCCATTTCTGGTCGCCCCAGTTTTTCAAGGACTGCTGTGGAGCCTTAATCACGGTAAGACCCACCCGCAGCCTTATACCTCTTTGCTAAAAGTTGGCTTTTTCTCGCGCTCCACTGCCCTGCGCCAGTACCTTGAACCGCAGCCGCCTTAATGCTGTTGAAGATGCGCTTACGCAGTCCCGGCTTAGTGTAGTTACCCGCTTCGTTGACCTTGCCCCCCTCCTTAAATACCTCAACCGGCTCGTTACCATCCTTCTTTTTGACGGTTCTAGCCTTGGGCATCTTAGAGGGGGCGATAGCCCCCATTCCACGGGAGGGACGCATCTAGCACATCTTAAACTTGGTCTTGCCACGCTGTGCAATGCCGTCCGCACGGGCAGATACCGAACCACCAGAAGCCATACGGATAACGGTACCCTTGGTCTTGCCACGGGACTCAATGCCGCCACCCTTAGCGTATCCAGCCATACCGCCCATGTTCATTTTTTTCCCCATCAAAAACGCAGGCTTACCGTCTTTCATGGGCATACCGCCCTTTTTCATACCCATTTCGGCTTTTTCATGCTTAATCATTGAAGCGGGAGCGCCCTTCTTCTTCATAAACGCCACTTCTTTGCCAACCATCGCTTTAGAGTCTTTCATGGAACTTCCACCTTTCCTGAACCCCATATGTTTAGTGACCTTACCACCTTTTTTAAGACCACCTTCGCCTCGCATAGTGTCCATCGCTCGTTCTTCAAAAGCTTTTTTTTCTTTACCCTCACGAATGATACGGTTCTGAGTTTCTCTAAGGATTTTATTCATTGCGGGGGTTGCCGGGGGTTGGGTCTTAGCAACCGCTGCACGGGTTCCACCACTGGCCCCAACCCCAATTTCTTCTTCCGCCGCACGTGCCGCAGCCCTACCCGCCCTAGATGCAGACGCCGCTTCCGTTGCGGCTTTACCCACAGAACCAAGCGCACGTACACCACGCCCAACCGGGGTTAAAGCGGCAATACCTTGGGTAACCTTGGCAAAATCCTCAGCGTTTTTTTCTTTCTGTGCGTCTGACGGCATAGATTTAGACTCTTTCGCTGCTCTTCCGGTAACTGCGGGGGTGGGTACGGTTTCGGTCACCGTCTCCCTACGGGGGACGTTTTTTCCCTCGTCCCGATACGCGGGGGTTTCCGGTTTGGCATACCCCAACGCAAATTTCTTACCCCCATACTCAAAAGTTTTTGCCCCGGAGGTTTTACTGTCCGCCATGGCTTGTTTAAACGCGGCATTAAAACCGGTAGACCCACTTGATTTAGCCGAAGCTGGAGCGGTGGGTTCCGCAGGAACCTCGCGGGTAGTAGTACGTTCTTCACTAGCGTTTGTTTCTGCGAAAGGTCTATCGTTAACAAGACTTTCGTCTTCGCCAGCATACCGCTTAACCTTACCGCCGGATTTCATCCCACCAAACTTTTTCAATGATGTAAATGGCATGTCCATCTTCCCGTGTTTGGTGTCTTGTTTGTTAATCGCAGCCATCCCACCGCGTCCAAACTTCCTGCCTTTATCGGCTGCGGAGAAGTCTTTGCCTACGGACTGTGAGATACCTACTTTCTTTGCAAACGAAGGGCTATTAGCAATAGCCGACATGAAGTTGTGCTGCTTCTTTGATGTGGAGGGCATTAGACCATCCTACCTTTCGTCTTGCCCTTAGATTCAATGCCGCCGCCACGAATGGAACCGCCAGAAGCAAGCTTCTTTTCCGGCGCAGGGGCGATACTTTTTCCAATAGGGCTAACCTTGTCATACGCTTTCTTAGCCGCTGCTTGGTCACGAATATCTTTGATGTTTTCTGGTGTTGGTTTGATGTCGTCTGCCATATCAATCTCCTAGCACTTCCAAGCCCGAAGGCTTTTGTTTATGCGGCTATTCGGGTCATTTGCTGTCTTGGCGGAGGTCAACTTCTTCTTCATCCCCGTCATCCTCGCACAGAAGGAATCGCGTCGGGAGCCGCCTTCGGGTTGGGGCCGCTTCAAGCCGGGCTTTCCGGGGTTGGCGGCTTTGTAGGAAGCCCTCCCCTTGGCGTTCAGACCACCCTTTGGGTTCTTGCCTTCTGCTCTTTGCCATGCTGGAGTCTTAGCCATTTCATGCCGCCGTACTAAGCGTTTGTTGTGCCGCTTCCATCGAAGGGTACAGAACATCGTTACCAAAGTCGCTCTTGTACTCATGGATGCCCATATGACCTAGCTTGATCGTAGGGTCAAGCCAGATGTCCAAGCCCTGCTCCCGCGCACGGTCACAGAACAAGAAGTCCTCTCCAATATACCCTTCGGGGGTGCATTTGAAGTCGAAGTAGGCGTGCATCTTCTCTTCCGTATTCGTGTCCTTATGCTCCCACTCAGGGTGAGCCGCTTTCAGAACATCAAACACACGGCGCTGGATCATCATAAACCCAGTGGCTACGCGGTAAGCCCGGACAAGACCAGCTTCATCCATCGTAACTTTGCCTTGCGGCCCGTTTATGCCATATCCACCATCTAGGGACACGATGTAAACCTTGCCCTCTTTACGGGCTTCATAGGCCCCA